ATCTTCCGTGTTGGTCTGGAGCAAATATAACCTCCTTGTCTTTCTCCTTCCACATAAAGTTGCCAGACACAACTGGGTTCGGCAACATGTCATTGTTATGGTCTATCTGTTGATAGATCTTACCTATATTGAACAAGCTTCCTTCGATACTATCCCTGAATGCCTCGTCTTCAGTAAAAGAGAACTGCCTTATAACCTCGTTGAGTTCCCTGGGATCATGCTTAAGTGATTCTCTTTCGTTCTTGAGAAACACCTTAGCCCCCATCGTTATCTTATCCCCATCGATACCCATTATTTCTTTCTCTGGATTCTCAATCACGGCGTTACCGTAAATGTCGAAGAAGCCTTCTAGAGCTTCGTAGGCGGGGATGTATATAGAGTATAGGCCACTGGAGGTTCTCCCATTGGCGTTGCGCTTGTCTGGGCTGGATTCGTTCCACAGCTTCTTATATTCCTTTCCGCCTTTATCCATCGGATTCACCGTACTACCAACTAAAGCCTTCCCAACGATCTTCTTACCAACTATAAGACATGTCTTTTCTATCCTCCAGGCCTCGCGTATGTCAGATGGCTTCTCCCATTTACCAGCCTCATCCAAGTACAACATATGAAGCTTCTCACCGTCATATGCGTTGTTGGTGGTATTCTTCCAGTTGACGATGGTGTTCAGAGCGTCCCCCATGCGAGATGTCTTGTTTGTCTTCGTGATGCGCTTAGACGGCTCCCTGAAGGCCAACTCCATTCTTGGGTTGGTGGTACCGTCCTGGATGGGCTTGAAGAAGAATGGGTAATTCTTAAATATATTGACCACCTTCTTCATAAAGATATTCTCCTGAGCGTCTTTACCAGTTTTAGACTGTATGCCAAGCAACTTGTCTTTTACTTGCGTAGCTTCGTCGACAAGTACAGAAGAACATATATTGGTGTAGCCAGAACGACGACACTTAGTATAAAGCTGGCCAAGGCAGCGGTCGTCAACCTCGCAAGCAGCCAGATGAAGAAAGATCTCACGCTGAAATTGTAAGAAGTTTGGATAACCTATATCTATTTTCGTCCACTGCAAAAACATGTAGTTCCTGCCAGTGATGTACGTTGGGACACCGTTGTTGTAGAACCACACCCCATCCCTTCTCCTTCTGTATTCCTCTTCTATGTATGGAGAGTACTTATTCCTGAATTCCTGTGGCCTCTCAAGCCACTCGTCCATGGTCTTTATCTTAGAAAGCTCCTGAGGGACCTCAAGCCTCCTCCAAAATTGCTTGTTCTTTGGGAGGTCGTGAAACAGAATGTCTTTCTTCTGCGGTTGCTTAGGCATAACAACAAGAAGCCCATGGAGCTCTATTACTTCTCCATGGGTTCCATTAGGATCTATCTTTATACCTAAGTCTTTGTAGTCTTTTACTTCTACTAGCGCACTCATTTAAATTTAATTGACTCTGAAATCACAGGCAGAGCATCTGCAAATATACTCTTTATACATTTTGCTATGTCCTGTATCTCTTTTTGCGCGTGAGAGTCATCTCTTATCTGTATGAAATGTATCCAAGATCGGATACTTCCAGTCATATGCAGAGTGGTCTTCGTAGCCATAGGTAGTACGAACCTTGCTGTTTCTCTTGACACCCCAGACTCCAGCAGGTTGTTGTACAGCTGCTCACATGCTGCAAGAACCATGGCCACCTTGCTATCAAGGACCTGTGAATTCATAGGATCCGTAGATGACTGCCGATTTGACTGAGCTTGCCAACGGAGCTGTACTGGCTCAAATATCCCTCCTTGAGATACGGCATTTACGTTCTGGTATCTCTGGCTAAACTCCTGAAAAGTGAAACTTCTATGCCTTAGAAGCTGTATGGCTATCGCTTTACTTGTCTCTATCTCTACGGTCATGTAAGAATGCTCGAAGGGAGACCAGTGCTTGTGCTTGATCAGATACCGTATGAGCGATTCGTAATCCTCCTTCTTATTCTCGCGAGAGCTAGAAACACGCGCAACCTCGACAATGTGTTCTTCAGCATTGGGGGTGATGGATAAAAGTTTTACTTTCATTTGATTTATAACCGTGATGGTTTTTTACTTCATTAAGTCTTGATTGCAGCTATAATGATGCATTTTTGCTTCATTTGCATCAACAATCAGGCATTATGCTCAAGAGTAATTCCCGAGTTTGGCGCCGTTTTACTCCCGAGTTTGGCAGTCAGGGTAGGAGTCGAACCTACATTCAGTGGCATGAAGCCAGCCATTCTACCAGTTGAACTACCTGACTATATAGAGCTTCTGAAAGGAGTCGAACCCTCAACCTACTGAGTACAAATCAGTTGCTCTACCAATTGAGCTACAGAAGCATGGCGCGTCAGACAGGACTTGAACCTGCAACCCTCGGTTTTGGAGACCGATGCTCTACCAATTGAGCTACTGACGTGTTTTCTTGCTATCACAGATTGTGATGTCAAGAGTAGGGGCGACAGGACTCGAACCTGTGACCTTGATGATATAAGCATCCTGCTCTAACCAACTGAGCTACGCCCCCAGTTAATCGCACCTATTTAATCGTAGAGGTGCAGAACGCGAAATAAAGACCAGCAAGTCAAAGAATTGTACGCCCGACAGGATTCGAACCTGTGACCCACAGCTTAGAAGGCTGTTGCTCTATCCAGCTGAGCTACGGGCGCAGGTTATCAGAAGTACAGGTGGTACCAAGCCTGGTTGCCGATGCGGTCAGCCAGCAAATGGAAATAAAGGTGAAAAATCATTTTAATTGAATTGGTGTAGCGCCCTGTGCAGGAATCGAACCTGCCGCGTCCGATTATTAGTCGGGGCTCCCGTGAGCTTACAGGGCAAGGCCAGTTAGGCCTTTTTTCTGTCTGGGATGATCGCGTTGATCATGGAATCAACCAACCCAAACACTTTGTTGTCTCTCTCCGTGGGGGTTAGGTTGACAACAATTTTCACTACCGCCATCAAGACGATGAGAAGTTCGGGAATGATTCCAGGCGTGAACCATCCAGACTCAGCGACCGCTTCGTTCGGTGCCGTTTGAGCAACCGTTGCAGTATCTGCAACAGCCGCAATGGTGTCCATTGCCACTGGCAACGAATCAACCACAGTTACAAGAGTGTCAAGCATATATTGAGGGTTTCCGTTAAGACCACAAATCTACGGACAAATGCCGATATGTCAAGAATTTTTTATGAACACACCATTTTCCGTGCGTCCAGTCCTGTTCTTGATAGTATCATATGCAACGCCGAGGGCATAGTCTGGATCTATGCTCATCTGCTTGGCAAGGATGATAAGCGTGACGAAACTATCGCCTATAGCGTCTATGAGGTCGTCTCTGTTACCCTTGGCTAGAGATCCAGCTACCTCCCCAACCTCCTCTACGACCTTAAGCATCTGTCTAGTTGAGTTATGTTCCAGTAAAAGGCCCTTATTATGAGCCCAATCGCCAACAAGTTCAACAAGTTCATCGAACGTTCTCTTTTTATTTACGACAACGCTAGCTTCTACTCCGTAGAACGCTTCACTTTGAAAATTTTTCTGCAAATCCTCCTGCATAATCTTTATTTGATTCAATTTGGGTTCCTGAATTCAACTCGTTTACCAACTCTTGTAGTCTTTGACGCTCCACTATAAGCTCTTTGCAGTCTATAGCCGTCTGTTTTATGGACTGAAGCTCTGCTTTCCTAGCGCTACCGCCAGCTTCGGGGTCTACAGGCTTCTTTATCTCCTCTATCATGTTGTTGATGGCCTGAGACATAGCGTCCATAAGGCGCTTAGCTGCATCTGCGTTGGAGAACTCAATCGTTTTCGACATATAAGAGGTCAATTAGCCTGATTCTCAAGTAAACTTCTCCGTCTATCTTGAACTTGTAGCCAAATTTAGGGTTGAAACCAACTACATCCCCCACCTTCACACCTAAATCTTGCAAACGTCTTACATTATAGGCCACCTTCCCCTTGCTAAAGGGTTTCTCTTTCAGCTTTACTAGCTGAAGAATATCGGACTTCAACTCTTCTTCGTCTGCAACTGGCGAAAGAACGGTCCACCCTCCGATTGGGATGACGTCTTTAGTATTTGCTGGCCTATAAGCTATGGCCTGGTTCTCTACGGCCTGCTCAGAATACTTCACCATATACGTATCCTCCTCTCCAGTGATCGGCTGACCATCATTCACCACTACGTGGTGGTGGAAGTATAGTGTATCGCCAGGAGAAGCGCCAGTACTAAACCTATAAGGCACGCTGATGATCTCCGCTTCATTTACTCTGTGCTTAAACTCGTCAAATCTGGTGTCTACGTAAAGGCTCATGCCGTTGGCCAGCTCAATGGTGTCGTTAAACCGCTTTGGGATTTTAACGATGAATGAATCGAGTGATCTCATGTCAAAAATCTAAGTCGTATTCCACTATGCAAGGCATGTTTTCGATCAACTTCCACGCCACTTGACCATCGGGCTCCTGTACGTAGACTATGTATCTAGAAACACCGTACATGTCAAAATCGTTATCCTGAAAGACAATAGAGCACACAGATCCTTTTCCGACTTTCATGCCTATAGAATAGGCCATTCCGTCTGTTTTAGGGTCTCTGCCTGTTATGATCTTTCTTATAAAACCAGACATTAGTTCAAGCTTGAGTCGGAATTAAAGATACCTCTAAGTTTGTCATTTCCAGTCATAGCAGAGTATGCTTTCTGCATCATTATGGATACGGCTTGAAGTTCAACTTCGTCCTGAACTGAGAAGTGATATGAAGCGCCAACGCTTACATCGTCGTCATCATCCCTTGTGTCTTCGTCTATAAGTCCATACATGGCAGCGCAAATAAACCTGTCTTCCATGTCGTACTTATCTACCAAAGCTTCTATTCTAGAGACAAGCTTCTTGATCTCTCTGAAAAATTCGTCTTGATTCTTATTCATGGCTTAAATTTGGTCAAAGATAACTTCAATATGCCTAAGTCCAGAGTCACAAAGAAAAGGATGTTCAGAGATTTTTCTCATATGAAGCCATACTTCATAGGCAAGAATCACATGAAAAGACTGAAGCAGAATAGGATTAAGTTCCTAGAATCTTCAGACATATCTCAGAGTGAGCTGGAGTTCCTTTTGTGGGCTTATGACTTAGAGTTTTTTACTTTAAAATTTGCTAGCGAGGACTATGAAATGAACCAGTCTAACTTATCGAACAGGCTGGTATATCCTCTTATGAATTCTGGTTATATATATAAGCATTTCGACAAGCTTACGTCTTCCAAGTTGTACGAAGATCAGCTATTCAGAGGTGAGACTAAGTTTAACTACAGGGTTAGGTATGCTATCACTCAGAAGGCAAGGCTAGCTGTGCAGCGTTTCTATAGCCTATTCGAGTAAAGAGTCACCTTCCTTGGCCCCCGTATGCCTTATCGTAGGTTGAAGAGTTCTTATTGGTAGATTTTCTCTTCGCGTGCCTTCCGTGGTTCTTCTTTGGGTTAAGCACCATTTTTGCTTCTGCCCTAGACCCTGATTTTGCCTTTGCCATTATATCAATCTGTAAACAGTTACTCCGTCGAGCTTCTGAGCACGCAGGACTCTCTTAGCGTTTCTGTGCTTGTTGTAAGATACGTGTACCCAAGCTGGGTTATCGTCATCCCCAAACTCCCAAATCAGTTGGTTGAATTCGAGGTTGTTCTTGATGTAGTCAAAAATCTCTTTGTTTGTGACGCCACCAAAAGTATCTGCGTCAAGGTCGATCGCACGGCCCTCCATATGCTCTGACGTCTTGCTCCCGCCGACTGCTTTGTTGAGCTTTTTGCACCTGTATCCTGAGGAGACTGCAATCGGTACATTGAAGTGATCTCGTAAGGGCTGAAAAACATTTTGAGCTATATCTATAAGGTTGTTAATCTCCTCTTTGCTTGGAATGTTTTTTATCCCCAGTCTTTCCGCTGTAATCGACTTTACAACTTCTTTCAGGGATAGATTTTTGCTTAGCTGCATTTTTAATTGAATTATTGTAAGCTATTTTAGCTGGGTTTACTCTCTTGATGGAAGGGTTGAAGTATCCCCTGCTCATCTCATGCCAGGACCACGGCTTTTAGAGAGCATATCAAGCAACATTTGGGTATTTGGAGCGCCCTTTCCCATTGCCCTCCCCACCATAGCTCTTTCAGAAGAGTTTACATCTGGACCAG